GATGATAGACGTGGTTCTAGATTTTTAAAATCTAAAACAAGTAGAGATAAGATGACTCTATCTAATATCATTTTTCAGATGAAAACGGCTGAACATGCTATTAAAAGGTTATTAGAAGAAATAGATGCTGGTAATTTACATCCAAGACAATTTGAGGTTTTGGCAGCATTACAGAAATCAAAAATGGATATTATTAAACATCTTGCATTTGTACAAATACAGATGGAAAATAATTATAAAACCATCAGACAAGAACAAGAACATTTAACTGATACTACACCTGATGAAGATGATTTGGTTGGTGGATTTGGTTCTAAAAATATTTTAAAACGTTTAAAAAATGGAAACCAATTTGAACAAGAAGATGTAAGAATAGAAGATGTAAAATTAGAAGATTAAAATGCAACATATATTAGAATATGAAGAATTTTTAAATGAAGGTTTAGATTGTTATTTTATTAATCCTAAAAATATTAATAAAAATATCCATTTTAGAGGTAATGTTTTTTGGGAATTTTTATCAGACCAAGGATTAGATATAGCAACTAGTGATGATAAATATCCAAATAGTAATGCGTTTGGTACTCATGGTTTAATAATAACTAATCCAAAAAATATAAATGATGCATATAATAAATTAAAAAATGTAACTATTGATCAGGATGACGCTGATGTTTATTATAGAGGAGATTTAAAATCCATGAAAGAAGATTATAAAGAATTTTTAAAATTTTTCGAAAATGGTATTAAAAAGAAATGGTATTATACTTCTAGTTGGTAATTAAAAAATATACAATAAATGCAACATATATTAGAATACGAGGATTTTTTAGCAGAAATTTACCTTTTAAATTTTAAAAATAATATAACCGAATCAGAATATAATGATATTTATGAATTTGGTGATATTATTTTAGAGTGTGGTTTTACAAAAGAAGAAGTTTTAACCTTTTTAAAAGAAGAATGTGGATATGAAGAAGAAGATGCCCTTCTATTCTTTTTTGTAAATGAAGGTTTATGGGATAAATTAAAATCTGGAGCATCAAATTTAAAAGATAAGGCTATAAATTTAAAAGATAAAACTACTAATGCATATCATAAAGTTAAAGATGTTGGTAGTAGAGTAAAAGATCATATATCCAGGAATAAAGGTAAATATATTCTTGGTGGTGCAGCATTAGCTAGTGGTGTTGGTATACCAGCAGCCGCTATGGCATTAGGATTAGGCCATTTAGCTGATAAGCATTCTTAAAAAAAAATAAAATGAATGACGACAAGCCCATTTGGAAAACAAGTTGTATTGGGTGGAGAGCGTAGTGATAAAAACATATGGACATCTATAAAAATTGATAGATATTTGTATAATTTAGAACATGGTATTGAACAAGAAACTGCGGTTTCTCCATTCTTTGATAGAAAGTTAGGATTAAGAAAGGGTAATATAAACTTTCAATATTCTAAAGCTGAAGAAAAAGAGATTGAAAAATGCATGAATGATATCGTGTATTTTGCAAATAATTATTGTTTTGCTATGACTGATGAAGGTGTAAAGAAGATAACACTTCGTGATTACCAAAAAGTTATATTAAAGCAATTTGCACAAAATAGGTACATAGCCTATCTTGCATCACGCCAAATTGGAAAATGTTTTTTTGCAACTTCTTATATATCAACAATTTGTGACGATAAATTAACAAAAAATAATATTTTTGATTTGTATAATTCTAATAAAAAGCAAAAAAAATCTATATTTTTTTATATAAAAACTCTATTATTTAAAGCATTTAATAAATTGAAATAATATATACATTATAAAAATATTAACCAATTTGTCAAAAGGCTAAATGCTATGATTAAAGAATGTGAAATTTGTAAAAAAGAATTTGAAACAAAAAAAGCTAAATTAGTTTGCTCTGATGAATGTTTAAATAAAAAAACATTAGAAAAAAGAGTTAAACATAAAAGTGAATGTAAAATAGGTGAAGAAAATATAGATTATATAATATGTAAATGGTGTAGATTGAAAGTTGGTAGAATATATGGTATGCACATTAAACATAATCATCCTGGAAAAACTTTGGATGATTATAGAACTGAATTTCCAAATTCTCCAATTTATACAGATAAAGATATTAAAAATGTTACTAAATCTTCTGGTTTACATATGAAAACTGAAAAATATAAAAATATGTTTTCTGAAATGATGATTGGTGCTAAAAATCCTAATCATACTAGTAAAACTACAGATCAATACAGAAAAGAAATATCGCCATATTCTATAGAATTTTATAAAAGAAAATATTCAGAATTATCATTAGATGAGCAGAATATAAAATTACAAGAATTTTATAATAAACAAAATAATAGTAAATTAAGACCAACGCAATTACAATATTGGTTAAATAAAGGTTATTCTGAAAGTGAGTCTAAAGAAAAACTCAAAGAACGACAAACTACATTTACATTAGAAAAATGTAAATCTAAATATGGTCAAGAAGAGGGTATTAAAAAGTATTATGATAGACAATTAAGATGGTTAAAAAATTATAAAAAAAGTAATTTTTCTAAAATTTCACAAGAATTATTTTGGAAAATATATGATAAGTTGGATGATAATATAAAAACAAATAAAATATATTTTGCTACTATTTTTAATGGTATAAAAACTATAGATGGTAAAAATAATGAATATAGATTAAAATTGGAAAAAACTGGTCGTATAATAATGCCAGATTTCTTTATAGAAGAAATGAAACTGATAATAGAATTTGATGGAATATATTGGCATTTTAAAAGAAATACTGTAGAAAATAAAAAAAGAAATGAATTAAGAAATAAAAATATTATAGATTCTGGATATAATATATTAAATATAAATGAAATGGATTATAAAACTGATCCAGATAAGGAAATCCAACGATGTTTGGATTTTATAAAAAAATATACATTGTGATAAAAAAGATATTAAGAAATATCATTCTTTATTTGATTCAATCAATAGAGAAATTTGAATATAAATATTTAGAATTAGATGAAAATGATATAAATAAAAAAATAATTGATACTATTGATGTATCAGATAAAAACATTAAGGTTAAAACAGATACTGGTTGGTCAAAAATAACACATATACATAAAACTCAACCATATAAAGTATACCATATTGTAACAGATGGTGGCAAAGAATTGTATTGCGCGGATAATCACATATTATTTGATAGTTTTTATTTTAATCAAATTTTTGTAAAAGATCTACATATTGGAGACTCTATAATTGTTGAATCAGATCCAAACAATATAAAATTTGGTGCAGCAGAAACGGTTATAATAAAGGAAGAATATTCACAAAGTATATCAATGTATGATTTAACATTGGATGATGAAAATCATAGATTTTATACTAATGGTATTTTATCACATAATACTATCATGTCTGCTATTTATATGATGTGGTATTTATGTTTTAATTTTGATAGAAATGTCATGGTTGTAGCTAACAAAGCTGTGACTATGATGGAAATTATGGATAAGATGAAGGTTGTATATCAAAATCTTCCATATTTTTTAAAACCTGGTTTATTAGAAAATAATAAATCAAATATGAAATTTGATAATGGTTGTAGAATACAAGGACAAGCAACTTCTGATACACCAGCGCTTGGTTTTGCAATTCATCTTTTATATGCAGATGAGTTTGCCCACATACCACAAAATATAGTAGAACCATTTTACCGTTCCATATATCCAACATTATCATCATCAGATATATCACAAATGATAATAACTTCAACACCTAATGGTATCAATAAATTTTATGATATATATCAAGGTGCTGTAAAAAGAGAGAACGATTTTGTACCATTAAGAACTGATTGGTGGGAAGTACCTGGTAGAGATATTAAGTGGAGAGATAGAGAAGTTGGAAATTTAGGTAGTGTAGAATTATTTAATCAAGAATATGGTAATCAATTTTTAACTTCTGATAAATTATTATTAGATAATGATACCAGAAAAAAGATGGAAAAAATTAAAAAGGATTATCAGCATATCAATTTACATCAGTTAGATGAAGCTAACATTAAATATGATAAACTCAAATGGTCTCCAAAAATGATGTTTAATGATTTCAAAAAGAAAAAGGATAAATATGTTTTGTCTATTGATATTGCTGATGGTATTGGTAAAGATTATTCTGTTATAAATATATTTAGAATTGAACAATTTTCACTAGCTAAAATTAGAACACTTAAAAAATATAAAGATGAATCTAGTTTTTTTAGATTAAGACAGGTTGGATTGTTTCATTCAAATGATATATCTATAGATGCATTTGGTGATTTAATATCAGCATTAATATTTAATTTATTTGGTCCAGATTCTGTTAGTGTTGTATTAGAGATGAATTTTAAAGGAGATTTAATATTAGATAAATTAGAAAAACATAGAGATTTTTATATAGAATTATTATTACATACAAAACATTCACAAAATAATGATTATTTATCACCAGGTTTAAAATTAAATAGAAAAAATAAACCATTATTGTGTAATGAATTTGGCCATATATTAAAAAATGGTAAAATAATATTAGATGAAAATCTAACATTTCTCGAAGCATCATCATTTGGTTTGGATAAAAATGGTAATTATAGTTCACAATTAGGAAATGATGATATTATGATGACTTGTATAAATTTAACATCATATATAGATAGTGATAATTATTATACAGCGATAGAAGATATAGTAGACCATTATTCTATAGATATAAGAAATGGTATACAAAAAAGATTATCTAATACAAAAGAATCCGATAAAAATGATGATATAGACTATACGTTTTTAAGAGATATGTTTAATAATTGATTATTTTTACTTTTTATAATTTTTTATAAATAAAATAAAATATATAAAATAGTACATAGTAAATAGACTAATGATAATAAAAAAAGATAAATAATTAAAATGGCAAAAATTAAAATAGATTTGTCTAAATTTAAGGCTAGTGGCGTTTATACGCTTGAGTTTGATGCGTCTGAAAGTATCGTATTAAATACACAAACAGTCCGTCTGTTAGTTGGATTTAGTAGAAAAGGACCATTCAATTCACCAGTCTACCTTCCAGATAAAAAAACAGCTAGAGATGTATTTGGAGAAATAGATCCATTTCTTGAAAGAAGAGGCGCTTTCTTCCATAGAGGTATATACACTGCATTAGATGTTGGTCCAGTTTTTGGATTAAATCTTATGCCATTAAATAACGATCCAGATTTTGGTGATAAAGTTCCTTACTATTCATATTCATTATCAACAACAGAGCGTAATGGTGTTAAAGCCTGGAATTTATATTCTTCATTCTATAACAAAGAACGTTTTTGGTATCCACATGAAGATGAATTCTTAGCTAATGTTAATAATCATCCTATAAATAAAGGTAAATTATTTAATATTGTTAATTTAGGACAAACACCTATTTCTATAATTGTTAAGAAAAATACAGAAGTCAAAGGGTTTGATATAACAGCTAAAGAATGGTTTGGTAAAGGTAATGTTCCATCATTTGTGGATGAATGGGATTTTATATCAGACTATTTCATAGACGTTATAGTTATAGAAGGTGATTGGAGTAAATATGGTAATTTATCAATAGATCCAGTTTTTTCTGAATATTTTGATATACGTGGTTTGAAAAAAGGTGTTTATAAAAACTTTTTAGCATCACCAGAAGTTAAAAGTATTGGAACATTTACTGGCTGTTTAATACCAGATTTAGTAGATGGTAACGGTGTTACACATAGTATAGATAATATAATTAATAATAGTATAGCTAGAACTGGTGTATTTATTGCAATAGACAAAAATGCATTAGAAAATTATGATATTTCTGCAAATAATGATGATACTGATAATGTTAGTGCAGTTGATATTGTAGGTCATAATTTTGCAAATCCTGATAGAGAAAATCCAGATATTATAGATTTCTTATCATATAAAACATCTATAAAAGAAAAATTAGCATTTACTCTTGATGATACATTTTCAATTACACAAGTAACATCAAATATTGGTGATTATTTTTCTACAGAATCAACACATTTAGGTAAACAATATGGTTATTTAGATAATGTTTTAGTTATACCAAAACCATTAGTAGCTGATGATGCATCAGATTCTGAAAAATGGCAAGGGTTTTTCTCTTGGTTTAAATATATGGAAATAAAAAATACTTTAGTTAAAGGACATAGTTTGATAAAATTACGTTCTAATAAATGGGCTAAAGTAGAGAACATATATGAAGAACAAAATCCTGATAATGGTAGAATATATTTAAAGATAGTATATTCTTATCCTACAAAGGCTTTAGAAAAAGATATTACTGGTGTAAAATTCAATGTACAAAACTTTACTGGTAGTATGGCTATATTTATAAATAGAGCCGATGTTCCAACATCAGTAATAGATAGATTTGAAGATCCAGAATCTTATCCTAAAGTAGGTCAAGATATTTTATTAGAAAATAGAAATACAAAAACTTATTTTTATGCCAAAGTGAAAGCTACAGTTACGGAAGATTCATATTCTGTAGTTGAAGGTACTAAAAATATGGTAAGAATAGATGTATATGATACAGAAGCATTAGATACTTTAGCACAAACTGGTGTAGGTTTCTATGCATATTGGAGTTCAATAGAATCTGTTAATCCTATGATGACATTATCTATTGTGAAAGAACCTTCTATTTTTAAATTTGTACAAAAAGGTGGAACTACAACAAACCCTAGCTATTTTGTAGCATATAAATTTAGTAAGATATATAAATATTTTGATGATGGTGCATTATTACCTGGTGATAAATATTATTGGGCATATAATGATCCAAATTTCCACTATTTAAATTATGAAAAGAGTGTAGATGATGATGGTATTCCTATCTTAAAGATTTATGGATATGATACTTATATAGATGGATTATTTGATTATGATTCTACATTAATAACTGATAGTGGTGCAAATATTTTACCAACTAAAAATTATATTAGAGGTATAAATACACCCGTAGATTATACTACAGAAGGTATTTATATTTATGGTATAGCGGATAATTTATATGATCCAGTAAATATAATAAGTTGGAATAATACTAAAACAGTATTTAGAATTAAACCAGAATATTCTAAACAAATAGAAGTTGGTCATTATATTGTAGCCGAAATTAAAGATCAAGATGGTAATTCAACATTTAAACTGACTAAAGTTATTAAAAAAACAAAGGTACATGATTTAACTTTAGATGGTTGGGCATATGAATATACTGTAAATCAAGCTATAAGAGTTGTTTCTGATGGTGGTTTGAATTGGGTAACTAGATATTATCCTATGGATTCTTTCATAAAATATTACCAATTACATTCATTAGAAGGATTTAAATTAACAGATTATCATTTACCAGGTGGTATAAATAAAGTAGAACAATTAAGAAAAATATTAGAAGTTTTAGATCCTATTAATTCTAATTTAGTAGAAATGTTAGAAGATAGAGATATTATAACGTTTAGGTATATTGTTGATACTTTTGATGGCGGTTTAGATACTATGTGTGGACCAAAAGTTCAATTAACACGTTTAGCTAAATCTCGTCAAAAATGTTTAGCTATTATGAATGCTCCTGCAATTAAAGAATTTATAGCAAGTACAGATCCTAGATTTACGGATGAAGTAACTAGAGAAAATCCTAAACCTGTATTAAATACACGTTATATTGCAGATGGTGGTAATTTATCATTAGGTCCAAGTAAGACATTCTCTTTACCTGATGAATTTAATGGTGCTAAATTTGCAGGATTTTTCTCTCCATTCTTTATGATCAGAGAAAATGGTAAAAATCATGCTATTCCACCAGCAGCAGATGTAAGTAATTTATTTGTACAGAAATTTATAAATGGTACTCCATTTGCAATAGTAGCTGGTCCAAGAAGAGGTGTTATTAGTAATCCTTTAATGGTTGGATTAGAATATGACTTTTTATTAAAAGATAGAGAATATATAGAACCTATGGGTATTAATCCTATAGTTAAGAAAAAAGGTGTTGGATATATGATATATGGTAACCAAATGGCATACCAAAGAACACATTCAGCATTTAATAATTTACACGTTAGAGATTTATTAATAACTATAGAAGAAGCAGTAGAAGATGTATTAGCTAATTACCTATTTGAATTTAATGATAGCTCTACACGTTTAGAAATTAAAACTATAGTAGAAAGATATTTAGATGGTGTAAGATCTAACGGTGGTATATATAATTTCCAAGTAACAATGGATGAAAGTAATAATACTCCAGAAGTTATTGATAATAACACTGGTATATTAGATATATCATTAGAACCAGCAAGAGGTATTCATAAATTTATAAGTAGAGTAACTGTTACTAAAACTGGTGGTGCATCAGCAAGTGGATTTACTTTTGCATAAATTTCGTAAGACAAAAAGAATATATAAGTAAAGTCCTCTATAATAAAATATAGGGGACAACTTAAAGATAATAAATAAGATAATTTAAAAAATTAAAAATAATAATCATGCCTACTCCTGTAAAAGCATTGCCTTATAAATCACATAGCTATGGTGTACTTGTTGGTACAACCTGGACATTACATAATGCTAATCCTGTAGCACATCCTGTTCTTGCAAAAAAATGTTATTTTTCTGGACCAGCAAACTATTTACCAGATACTAGTGATCCTTATGGATCAGTTTGGCGTCAACACTTAGGTCAAGTTACATATTTTACACCTGGTGTAGCAATTTCACCAGCTTGGGTTTGTGTATACTTAGCATTTTTTGATAATTTTGTTGGTCAAAAAGTTAAAATTGTTTTAAATAACAGTGAAAACTTAACACCATTTACTTTAACAGATTGGACTACAATTTCTTATATTAATGGTCAATTTTTACCAGTATTACAACCTTGCGAATTAATTACTTTAAAAGCAGGTGTTAGCTATTGGGTAGAATTCCATTTTGAAACAACTGTTAATAAAGCTCCTGGATTTTATGGTGAAGATGGTATAGAAGGCTTTTTAGCAAAAAGCTGGTGGTCAATTAGCCAAGCTCCAACTGATACATTATATACTAATCAAAGTATTACTGGCGTATTCTAAAAAACCTAGCTATAATAATTAAAAAAATAAAAAATTTATATGGCAGGTTTACCACATTATAAAAATGCCCACGTGGCAATGGAAAAATGGGAACCCGTATATATGAACTTGTTTGAAGTGCTTATTAAAGCACCCGATGCTGTTGATTCCTGGGAATGGGTAATGGATAACGTTACTAAAGTTTCAGGATTAGATGTTGAAAAAACACCAGCACCTGTAGAACAAATATATAAGGGTGCCAAAAGAAGATTTGCTGGTGGATTTCCTGATAGTACCACGGCTGATATAACTGTAGGTTTCGAAGTTAACCTTAATAACAATAATCAAATGTACGTTTATAACGCACTCCGTAAATGGTGTGATTTGATTTTTGACCCACTTACTGGTGCTATGACTCCTAAAGTTGATTATGCTGGTGGACCTATGACGGTTTCACTATACAATAAAAGAGGTGATATATTCAGACAATGGATATTCCCAGTTATATTCCCAATGTCTGCATTGCCTATGATGGACTTAGATTATTCATCTGGTTCAACTATTTGGCAATTAGAGATGCAATTTGCCGCTGACTATTGGGAAGATATGAGGTTGTAAGTAAAATAAATATTTGCAAAAATAAAAGTGTGATAATTCTAAAAAATTGTCACACTTTTTTTATTTATAAATGTATCATTTACCATCACAGTGTTAGTCTTTTTTAATATATACATATATAAATTAAATATAAATTTATGGAAACAGAATTAAAAACATATCATTGTTCAGTATGCGGGATAACTATCGAAAGCACAGTTTTACCTGATATATGCCCTGGCTGCAAAAATAATAAATCAATTGGTGAAGTAATTACAAATATAACTGAGTAATATAATTAATGGCAACAATAACAGCATTATTTGACAATAACATAGATAATATTAACAATCAATTTCAATGTTTAGGTCAAAATACTAGATCGCAATATTCTCTTGACGGTGAAACATGGACCTCGTTAACTTTAACAGCTAGAGCTGCAATAACAGATCAAGCATTTGGTAATGATGTCAATGTCATGACAGCTGTAACTGCAAATACAGCTGATATGATTTATACAACAACTACTCCAACTGCTATTCCAACTGTAAGAACGGCTGCTGCTACTGGTTTGGCAAATATCGGTTGGCAAGCTATAGCTTTTGGTAATAATACTTGGGTTGCTGTTGGTGGTGGATTAGATACTACTATAAGATCAACTTCGACAAAAGCCATTACTTCTACAAATTCTGCTAACTGGACTTTAAATAGTAATTTAACTGCTGCTGATTGGAGATGTATTACTTACGGAGAAAGTAAATTTGTTACACTTTCATATGGTTCAAATCTTGTAAGATATTCAAGTGATGGTGTAACATGGTCAAATGGTTCTGGTTTACCAATTGGTAGATGGAAAAGTATTGTTTATGATTCTACTTTAAGTAAATTTGTTGCTGTTTCTGTTATGCCTATAGAATATTTATGTTCTTCTACAAGTACTCTTGCATTTACTTCAGGAACTAATACTATTACTAGAAATTCTGGTAACTTTACAGCTGATTTGTATATTGTAGGTCAAACTATAGAAATAACTGGAACTTCTTCTAATAATGGTACATATACTGTTGCTACTGTAAGTACAACTACTATGACAGTTAATGAATCATTAGTTACTGAATCAGCTTCTTCAACCGCAACATTAAGAGCTATAAAAGGAACTGCATATTCAGATGATGGTATTACATGGGCTACAGGTTCACCAACTTCAAATTTAATTCCAAGATCTTGGATTAGAATTGCTTCAAACGGATCTGGTAGATTAATGGTTTCAGCTGATACTACTTCAAATGACTTAACTGCTTATTCTGATGATGGTATAAACTGGACAATGGTAACACTCCCACTTTTGGCAACTTATGGTGGCTTAGATTATAGTCCTATAAAAAATAGATGGCTCATACCTTGTCAGTCAGTATCTAATTGTTTATATTCTGATGATAATGGAGTTAACTGGATTGTAGGTCCTTCAAGTGGAACATTTACATGGACTTCAGTAAAATGGGTACCTTATAATTGTCATGCAAATGATGTTCTTATTATTGATAGAGGTGCAACTATAACTGTTAACACAGATCAACCGGCTTTATTTTCAAGTATGACTACTTCTGCTCAAGGTGGAAAATTAAGAATTGAAAATACATCTACATCTGTTGCTAAAAGATTTCCTATGACTAGAGTTTCTGGTACCGGTGTGCATTCAATTACACCTGCAAATGGATTAGGATTTATAGAAGTAGAAGGAAATTGGATTGAAATTGGCACTGGAGATAATACTTCTAACCAAGAAATGACAATTCCATATACTGATTATGTAGGTGCTTTATGGGTAGAAACTGGAGTTGGAACAAATACTTATGAAATATGGTTAAATGTAACAGGAGCTTATGGTGGAACATTAAGACAGTATCAAGATAATCTTTTAGATGTTTCAACTGGACAAAGAGGTAAATTTTTTAAACAAATTCCAAGTTCGATACAAGATAAGTATATAACAAAAACTGCTACAACTACATTTGGTTTGTTTACAATAACTTTAGATTCAACTGATGGAGTATATCAAGGAGCAACTATTACCGGTCAAGGTATACCTGCAAATACAATTATAGAAAAAGTTATTGACGCAACAACAATAAGAGTGAGTCAAATATCAGCAACTTTAGGTGCATCTTATACTTCTACTGGCTATACTAATATACCGGTTAGAATAATTAATCCTTCTTCTTCTCAACTTACTAATACTGTTGTTTTTGGTGATGGAGTAAATGGCAATAAATTAACTTCAGGTGTTAAAGTTAGAATTCCAAATATCATGCTAACTTCAGATGCATCTGCTGCTTTACAAACAAGCTCTCAACAATTAGGTTTGTCTTTTGTTATGTCAAGTGGTGGAAATTTGTCGTTAGATACATGTTTATTGGACGAAGTATATGTTAATGGTAATCAAGCACAAAGTTTAAATATTACTAATATTGGTTTACACTTACCTTTAGCAATTTCAGAAACATACGCTTTAAATATAAATGGCATGGGACAAGGCATGCCTTGTGTTAGAAGATATAATACCGGTAATATATGGTTATCGAGAGAATTGAGAGATGGTGTTCTTCTTAATGGAATGTTAATGACTTATGTATCAAATGCAGTACTTAACAATATTGCAATGGTTTTACAGTCTAATAATGCTGTTACTTCTGGTTCTGTTACAGTTCCTACGGGAATGATAAATATTGGATATTCAGATAACGTAACTGTTTCTAATGTGAGATTATATTTCTTAAATAGAACTAGACAATATCAACATGGTTTAGCATTTCCTGCACCTGTAACTAATTCTACATTTACAAATATTGAAGTATATGGACTTTCTCCTTTAAGTTCTCAATTTTCTTCTGGTAATACATTTACAAATATAATTAATTCTGAAACGATGTTTTCGTTTTCTAATAATTATACTGCTGGTATGAGAGTAACTCATGATCCAAATACTGAATTGGATATGGTAGATGGAACAAAGTATTATTTTAAATCTAGAACGTTTTATACTAGAGATAGAACAGAATATACAGAAAGTAGAGTTTATTCTGCAACACCATTTAAAGGATCTACTTATTTTCCAGATTATGTAACTGCTTATGTTAATGCTCCTCAATCAGTTACATTTGGTTGGACACATAGAGTTCCATTTTTTACAAAAGATACTAATACAGTATCAAATGCTGATGCTAAAAATTTCTTAGAAATTTATAGAGGAACTACTCCAGGATTTACACCAGCTCTTTCAAACAAAGTTGCAGGTTTTAATAGTTCACCAACTGTATCTATACCAACAGTAACTACATGGGCAACAAATAATAGAACTTTAGAATTTAAAAATATATCTATTACTGCATCTGGTGGTAGAACTTTAACATTTGCCGCTACCGGTAAAACTATAACAGCTTCATCTGGTAATTTTACTTCGGATGGATTTGCAATTGGAGATAAATTAAAAATAACTGGAACAACTAGTAATAATTCTACTTTTACAGTTACAAATGTATCTACTACTGCTTTAACTGTTTCTGAAACTGTTGTAAATGAAGGACCACTTAGTTCTACTGCTGTTATAACTGTCGATAAAATAATAGCATCTTCAGGAAATTTTATTACAGATGGTTATAGTATTAATGATAATTTAACAGTTATGGGTACTGAATCAAGTGCTAATAACTTGAATTTTACAATCACAAATGTAACAGCTTTAACTATTAATGTATTAGAAACTGTAACTTCACAAGATGCTACAAACAATGCAGTTCAGTTAGTTGCAAAATATAAACCAACAACAAAATTATTTTTAACTGCTGCAGGTGGTAGAACTATAACAACTACTGGTATATCTACTAGTAGAAGTTTAACTTTTGGTGGCGTTACTGCTACTCCAAGTGCAGCTCCTACTATGACTGCATCTGGAGGTAGAACCTTAACATTTGTGAGATCTACAGGAGTTATTACTGCTTCATCTGGTTCTTTTGTTGCTGAAAACTTTATTGTTGGCGGTAAAATTTATATAACCGGAACTACAAATAACAATACAAAACCAGGTATTTGGTTTACAATATCTGCTTTAACAGCTACAACAATGACTGTAACTGCTGCTTCAGATTTACTTGTAGATGAAGGACCACTTTCATCATCTGCAACTATAGAACAGCTTTCAACTACTATATCTAGTGCAACAGGTAATTTTACTTCAGATGGGTTTTTAGTTGGCGATAAATTATTTGTTTCTGGAACATCAAGAAATAATACAACCGGTGATAATTATTTAACTGTAACTGCTGTAGCAACAAGCCAGTTAACATGTTCTGGTGATTTAGTTTTTCCCGAAGTTGCGGCATCAGCAGTTTTAAAAACGAATAGATTAGTATTTAGTTCCGGTTCTGTTATAACAGATGGTTATGCTCCTGGAGATATTATAGAAATTAATGGTAGTGCACAAACTTCTAATAATGGCAAACAATTTACTATTTTAAATATTTTTTCTGCAACTGTATTAAATATAAAAGAAACTTTAGTATCTCAAGCTGCTGAAAGTTCTGGTATTAATTTAACAACAAAATCATATCCTGCTAAATGGTCAGTTTATTTAGATGCTAGTCCTACTACTGAAATTAGTTTTCAAAAATCTATAGCTCAATCAGCAAGCACAACTAGAATATTTACTTTTAATCAAGTAGCAAAAACTATAACTGCTAGTGGAACTGCTCCAGGAAATTTTATAACTGAAGGGTTTGTAGTAGGTGATAAAGTAGTAGTTACTAATTCATCACTTAACAATAAAATTACATTAACATTAACTGCTGTAACTGCAACTGTATTAACTGCAAGTTCTACTTTAGAAAGACAATATAATGAAGTTTCAACAACGGCAACTTTAACTGCATATAGAATAAAAAGAAGTACAGGTTCGTTTTTAACTAATAGAATATGGGCTGCAAGTGACAAAGTAACAGTGAGCGGAACTAGTTCTAATGATGGAAGTTATTATGTTGCAAATGCTACTGCCTTATATTTACACTTGGCTGATTCAATTATAGAAGAATCAAGTTCTTATAAAGATACATGTGTAATTACATGTGAAAAAAGAATTCCTCGACAAAATTTTTATGCTTGTGCATTAGGTGCCAGCAATGCATCTTTAGCAACCACTTCTGGCGCTAGAACATTAGTAGCGGCATCAACAACATTTACTGCTAATTTTGTACAAAATGGATTCATAGTTGGAGACAAAGTTTTAATTAATGGTCATGTGTATAATAAATCAGTTACTCTATCTGGTGTTTCAACCACAACATTAACATGGTTAGATCCTGCCGCAACTGCTACATCTACAATATCAGCAAATCCAATAACATGGGTTCACACAGGGCAGAGACCTTCATTTACAACAACTGCATCTATAACATTAGTTTGGACAGCTGCTACAAAGACATTAACAATAGCAACTTCTACTTGGGACACAACTTATAATTTTAAAGTTGGTGATAAAATTCTAATTACAGGACAAAAATATAATAATGGATTATTTACAATTGCAACAATGCCAACAGCTAATACTATAACTGTTAGTGAGAATGTAATTGTAGATACAACAACTTATAATGCAACTGCTGGACAAACATCTACAGTATATGGTTATCATACTACACAAAAAGTAACTTTAACATCAGCAGCAGCTAGAGTTATGACATTTAATCCTGTTGGAAATACAATTACTTTATCAGGCGCAAGTGCTGGCTCTTTTATAAATGATGGATATTATGTTGGTGATTGTATAAGAGTTCAAAATACTACTTCCGGATTAAATGATGGATATTATACCATTGCTGTTTTAACTGCAACAGTTATGACAGTAAACGAACAATTTAGTATTGTAGCAGGTACAGTTGCATATTCTACCGAAAGTGTAACAATTTCTGCACCTAATATAGAAAATGATATTGATTATTATTATGTAATGAGAAAATATGATGATACTGGAGTATATAATGATTCTGAAGAAATATATGTAAAATCAACTTTTCAAGAAGTACAACATAATCTTGCTCTTCAAGGTTCTTCTATGACAACAAGTTGGACTGCTTCTGGTATAACAGTTGGTGCTGCTACTAGAGTAAGCCCACTACTTAATATAACTTCAACACAAACCGCAGAGGCTGTAATTCTTACTAGTACTGCTGCTGGTGGAACATTAACACAAAGTATACCTACAGCTGTAGGTGATACTTATACATTTTCTTTATGGGTTTGTACACAACCTACTGTTTTAAAATTAGCATCATTAACTGCAACTGCATCGAGAACTTTAAAATTCGACCAAGTTAGTACAACATATACTATTACAGCTGCCGGAGCTTCACCAGGCTCATTTATTACAGATGGTTATCAAATAGGTGATAGAATTTTAGTAAGTGGTTCTGGAACACCTCCAGCTGGTTCTATTTATAATATTGGTTGGTTTACAATAAGTAATGTTACAGCAACAGTTTTAACTTTAACTGAACCTGTAATTACAGAAACAGCTGCAACTTCTATTCTTACTATTACAAATTATTTTAATGATACTTTAGAAATTGGCGGTTCTATTTCATTAGGTAGTGCATCTCAAGCATTTACTGCAACTTCACAATGGCAAAAAATATCTACAACATTTACTGCGATTGCAACTACAACTAATGCTGTTATAACTATAACAGATAATAGAAGAGCTATATGTGCTATAGGTGCAATGGTGAATAAAGGTTCATCTACAATGCCTTATTTATTAACAACAACTAACCAAACATCAAATGCAAATAAAGTAAGAGATATAAACTTAGTAAGAGCTTGGTGTCGTGGTTATGCAGAACCAGAATCACATTCTGGTATTGAGTTACAATTAGCTGCTGCAAATACTGGTGAATTATGGACTGAAGTATATTGTGGGACTACTAATGATTTTACTCCAAGTTTTAAAAATAAAATATTTGATACTTGGGGTGCTGCAACTTCAACTACACCTGTAATTATATTTAATAATGAATCTGCTGATAATGTTATAGATGGACTGACACAAGTTGGTATTGGTTCTCCTACTGGACAATATTTTGCATATTTTGCTGCTGCATCTTCTAGAAATAAAATTAAGAATGTTACTTATAATGTAAGTGGTAATTATTTACTTGGTATAGCTAACTTTAATACTCAATCTAATGATACATATTTATATAATTGGAATATAAAAAATTGGAGAAATTATGCTTCTACTCTTTTGAATGTAAGACTAATAACTTCTATTAATGACATTTCAGGCGTAAGAGTAGAAAATTTAATCATGAATAATTCTGATATTCCTATTATGAATCAAGGTTTGAATTATATCTTTAAAGGTGTTTCTGGTGGTAATGTAACTATATTAAATAATGAGCAGCTATATTCAATGCCAGTAAGACCAAATAATGCTATGCAAAGTTTACCTTCTGCTACTGTAAATTTTGATTCGGTAACAACAGCTATAGCTACTACAAATTATGTTACTGAATATGATACAATTTTTAATGAATTATATTTTACACCTACTAAAGGTGCATTAAATATAACTTTTAATGCATCTAGTAAAGCTTCTAAACCTTATACTCTAATAGGTACTGCAAATTTTTCTAATACAGGTAGATTGTATTTACCAAATCCTGGGGATGGTATCGAATATACTTGGCCACATAAAATTTTAGGAGTTTCTGGTTTTAGAAATGTTGACTTTTTATTTAACGGATTAGATCTTGGAAATACAATAACTTTATTAGAAGGATTACAAATTTTTTATAAAATTGATACAGGCAGTGGATATTCTGTAAGCTGGTTAGAAGCAACACCTGCAAGTTTATCAGCACTTACAGTTAGTGCAACTGAAGGATTTTATTTGAAATTAAAGATAATTGCATCTGCTGGTATGAAATATATTACTTGTATCAAGAATTTTGTACCTGGTGAAACTATTAGAGGTTTATCTTCATTCGCAACTGCTACAGTAGTTAAAGATGTTTATTTTCCAACTCAAGGAACAATTCAAGTATCAAATGTAGTCGGAACATTTGTGCCGGGTGAAATCATAGTTAGAGATTCAGATGGAGAAATTAGAGCTACTAATGTTGCTACTAATACAACATTTGGTTTATTTCCTTCTTATACTTCTTATATAGATGGACTTTATATTTATACTAATGTTGATAGAACTGCAATTTATCCACCAGAACAGACAACTTTGACTCTAACAGGTTTACAATTAGATAGTGAAGTGAGAGTTTTTACTCATGGTACAACTACAGAATTAAGTGGTATAGAAAGTTCAGGTACAACTTTTGATTTTTCTTATACTTATTCACCAGAATTATATGTTGATATAGTTATTATGCACAGTAATTATGAATATTTAAGAATTGATAATTTAAATTTATCACCAACTAGTTCATCTATTCCTATTCAACAAAGATTTGATAGAGTTTATTCTAATCCTTAATATTATAATATTTTTAAAAAGAATATATAAAATAATTATAAAAATAAAAATAAATAAAAGATGGCAGTTATAATTGATCCGGATAATTTAGATAGAAATCAAGTTATATTTGGTACAACTAATTCTAGAATATCTTTATATCCTGTAGGCTCTATTAAAAATACGGCATCAAATACAGATGGTGTAACTACAGTAGGTACAAAAACATTTACTTCTGCATTAGGTGATTTTGTTACAAAATCTATAACTACTGGTGATATATTAGTTTTAAAAAATAAAGGTGATGCTGGACACTTTGTAGTAGCATCTAGAGATTCTGCAACTCAGCTTACATTGGCTAGTAGTTCCTTTGACGGTTATCAGGCAAATTTTGCTGGAGCAACTGGTATAACTTATGAAGTTAGAGCTGCTACAGGTGGTTCTATAGCAGATGGTGTTACCATGCAATGTCTTTATTCTTATGCAAAAGAGCAATGGAGAAATGATACAACTAATGTTGGTGGTGATGATTTAATTAGGTATCCATTTCCCATAGAAGCTATTACATCTGAACAGTTTGAAGTTGGAGGTGGTACATCACATGCTGATTGGGAATTATTTAATAATTATACAAGAAAGAAGGTGCGAACTGGTGGATTTGCTTCAAAAAATACAGCCGGCTCGGTTAGAAATGAATGGACTGGTATTGTTACACTTGGTTCATTAGATAGTGATGCTCAAATATATTATCAACAAACAGATACTAATACTGCTCCAACAAACTTTGCATTTTTAGGTCCTGTTAATGAATCTATAACTATTAATGATGGTTCAACTAGCTATAAAACTTATTTAAAATTATTTGCACGTAAAAAAGCAAGAACATATTCTCAAGCAACAATTGGAGATATTGGTGTTAGTTCTATTCAAACAATTGTTAATCGTTTTCCTCTTGCACACTCAATTGATACTGCAATTTCAGCTTCAGATGCAGAAATTTTAGGTTCGGCACCTTTTAGAAATCAAACTCTTTTAGTTACTAGAACTGATGGTGCTCAAGCGGATGTAGATACAATTACAGGTACACTAACATCTGCTGGTGCTACTTTTCAAACTTCTAAAGTTGTTGCAGGTGATACTTTAAAGATAACAACTGGTGCATTTGCTGGTAAATATTTTACAATAACAGATGTTACATCTGAAACTGTTTTAACTGTTGATACTACTGAACAAGGTCCATTCACAACATTAACTTCTCAAACTTTTGAAGTTTATACAACTATCAGATCTGCTGCAAAGTCTGCTGGTGTTGCATCAGATAGAACTGATGGTGCTATAGCTAATGTAACAGGAACTACTGGAACTATAACATCAGCAGGTAGTAATTTTACAACCGATGGTGTTGTTGCTGGTGATATTTTAATCATAACAGAAGCTGCCTCTGAATATAGAGGTTTATATAGAGTTATTTCTAAAGATTCAAATACTGTACTTACAGTAGATACTACTGATAAAACATTTGGTTCTGCTAGTAATATTAATTTTAGAGTTGTACAAGCTGGTATGTATTTACAGTATAAACATGATAACGTTGCAATTACGACTCCTGGAAATTTAACATTTGCAGCAACCGGAAAAACAATAACTAGATCTGCTGGTTCATGGATAACAGATGGTGTAACTGCCGGTACTGTTATAGTTGTAACTGGTACATCTTCTAATAATAAATCATTCACAGTTTTAACAAGAGATTCCGCAACTCAAATTACATGTGTATCTACTGATACATTAGTTAACGAAGGTCCTGTTTCTGCTACTTATACAGCATATGATGCATTTAAAAGATCTATTGGTGGTGTAAATTATTCATTTGATTGGAAAGTTTCTGGTAATAATACATTACTTTCAAATATTTACCAATTTATACAACATCAATTACGACAAACTAGTGATATTGATTGGGGTGCAAGTACACATAGAGGTGATGTAACTGATCTTTTAATGTCTTATGCTGCTCCTACTGGTACATCTTTAGATTTATATGTTGATAATTTATCAAGCACAGATATTAATAGTATTACATATAAAGATTCAACAGGAGTTAATAGAACTAATCCTTTTGTCGCAGCTGGTACTATTTCATTTAACGATAATCTTGTAAATGATGCAAGTGCAAAATATTGGTTATTCTATACAACTAACCCAACTGGTAATTATGGTACTTCAACTGCTGTATTAGTTAAAGACTCTCTTGGGGCAGATATAACCGGTACAATATCAGGTCAACCTTCCATATCATTTACATTTGATTATGATGGTAATACTGATGGTGGTAGAACTGCTGGCACTAATGCAGCTGTAACACTTGTTGCAATAGGTTTAAATACTGCACAATTTGTATTGGCTTCGAGTACTATTACAAAAACAACAAGTAATAGTATATCGGTTGTTTCGTCTCTGGAAAGAAATTATTCTAATGCATAAACTCGTATAATAAAATGATAGAAACTTTAAAAGAAAAAATATTAAATAAAAGTATTTTAAGAAGAGATATACGATATCATCTTTTTAGAATAAGAGATGGTATAGATTTATCAGAGTATGAGGAATATAAAGATTATATTGATTTAAAACAAATTATAGAATCTCAATTTTCTCCGAATATGGATTGGGAAAATTTTACATTCGAATGGGATGTTTCATCTATAGACCCACTAAAGGTTATAACATCATTTGAATGGGATGGAAAAATAGATAAATTTTTAAACAAATGTGATCCTCCAGCATTTACTAAACAAACTATTTAAAATATGCCTAAAGTTTCTTTTGATGGAATAACAAAACTAATAATAGTAAATACAGGTATAACTTCTATAGATGTTAAAACTGATTTATATTCTGAATGGAAAAATTGGCTATTATTGAGCGACAATTCTAAATATTTGCCAGCATTTAGAGTTATAGGTGGTGATGAAATTGGTGGTGGTATTACAGTTGATGGTACATATTTTTTAACAAATGGTTGGAAATTAAGACCATATGAAGGAAATCATGCATTGACTATTAACGGTAATCTTTATGTTGATGGTGGCGGAAGTCCTTTGGTACAAACTATAGGATCATATAATGTATTAGTAAATTTAGTAACATCTAATATTGTAAACTTAGTAACTGTATCTACAGGCTCTGCTGTTACATCACAAGATAAAATAGATATAGCAACTGGTGTTAAAAATGCATTAGGTACAGATTTTCTAGCAATACCAAATGCAGTACAAACAGAATTAGCTGGAGACTTTACTAATATTTTAAATAGTATAAATAGTATAGAAACAGCTATTAGTGAGGATGATATCAACAGCATAACTCAATCAATATATGATAATTTATCACCAACATTAAATATTATTCGTGGTATGGTTCAACACAATTTTAGATTTATGAACCAACAATACGATTCTTTGGGTAGACTAGTTTCTGGTAATATAAGAATATATGATGATGCAGATGATTGTGACCAAAATATAAATCCATTAGCCGAGTATATTGTAACATCATTATATGATGATAATAATTTGGTTGATTATAAGGTAACATTGTTATAATGTATGCAGAAAATTTAGCAACAAAAGGTATATTAGGTGGCACTACAGCAACTAAGGGTTTTGTTGTATTGGAAGTTACAGAAATTCCAATTAAGAAAAAAAGAGCTGGTGATTTCTTTCCTACAGAAAGATATGAGCGTAATAAAAAAATAATCAAAGTAAGATTTATTTATAATAATAAAGTATATCAGGATTATAAATTAGTTGATAAAAATATAAGAGTTGGTATTAAAAATATAGATGTTGAAATAATAGATAGTAGGCCTATAATAAAAATAAAAATGAGATAAATGAGTAGTTTAATTTTTTATAGAGATAAAAAGGAGCAATTAACTTTCGATGTACAGGTAGAAGGTGTAAATATAAATGATACAAAGGCTCGTTTATGTTTAGAAATGGAAAATGGTAATAATAAATATTTTAAATGCTCCATTAAAAGTAATGGGGAATGTACCGTTAACATACCAGCATTGAAGGATGTAGAATACGATTCTGCGAATTTAATAATTGAAGTAATTGCAGATTCTTCATATTTTAAAGTTTTTGAAGGTATTGTATCTATAAAAAATGCGGTTAATGTAAAATTCAATAATGAAAGTTTTAAAGAAAATGTAAAAAACGAAGAGCCTGATAAACCAAAGATTAATTTTTCATTTAAAAATTCAAATAAGTCTATTAATGAAAATATAGATGATAACAGTTTTTTAAAAAACAAAAAACAAATTGAAGATGAAATAAATGAAAGTATTACTAATGATAAAAAACAAAAATATAATTTTTATTATAAATCAATAGATGAAATATTAAAATAATACACTTTTTAAAATTATAATATATAAGTTATGAATTTTTTATATAATTATAATTTAAGGAAATATTTATGCCTATAGATGAAGAATTAGCTAAACAACTGCTACAGAAAAAAACGGAAGCTATAAATGCTCAAAATAGAGCTAATGGACAAGAATCAAATGTTGTTGATGAAGAAGAAGTTTTAAAATCTCTCGGCAAATCACAAATGGTTCAGAGTAAAATTGAACGTCGTGAAGAAACGAGGAATATGGCTGGTGATATTGGTTGGAAGAATATACCAGTGGAAAATTTACCTAGCGAAGGTAAATTTTATGTTGAAGGTACTCAAATATTGATACGTGCTGCAAGTGTTCAAGAGATTAGACATTTTTCCACTATAGAAGAACAAGATGTTATAGATATTGACGACAAGTTAAATTTTATTTTGGAAAAATGTACAAGAATAAATACTCCAACTGGTATTTTATCATTCAAGGATATTTTGGAAATAGATCGTTTTTCTTTAATTTTTGCTATTAGAGAATATACATTTAAAGATGGTGAAAACAAATTACAAATGACTATAAATTGTAATCAATGTGGTCATTCTGATTTAATTGAAATTGGAAAAAACAATTTTAATATTTTCAAAATGGATGAAAAAATACAAAGATTTTATTCTAGTGATGAAAAAAGTTTTATTTTAAACACTAAAGGTGGTGAACGTATAGAATTATTTGTACCTACATTGGGTGTTACTAATTGGATTAAGAATTTAGTTAGAACTAAAAGACAAAAAAATGAATATTTTGATACAGCATTTTTAAAAATAGCTCCATTTTTATTTCCAAATTGGAGAGCTATGAGTGAGCGACAATATAAATTGGTTAATGATGATTCATTCCAATGGTCAGTTAAGAAAATGAGTATAGTTGTTGGTATTATTGATTTGTTACAAGAATCAATTAATCCTAATATATTACATACTTGTACTTCTTGTGGCACAGAGGTTGCCTCACCCATAAACTTTCAAGGTGGAATCAAAGGACTATTTCTCTATACTGACATCTTCGATGAATTGGTCTGATAGTTATATCATGTTTTTAGATAGATTTTTAAAAAATGAAAATATTGATCATGTAGAAAATTTCTGTAATTTAGCATTTGGTACTTTTCAAGTTGATATTTTAAATCTTTTAGAGATAAAACATATCATTTATCAAAAATTAAGAATTCAACCTAGTGAAATAGAGAATTTTCCATATTATGAGCTTGAATATACACTTGAGAATTTAAAGAAATGGTTAGAAAGAGAAAAAGAGGAAAATGATAAACAAAATGATGAAACTAATACTAAATATAATCAAAAAACTATGATGCAAGAATCAAGTTCAATGATGAAAAAACATGGTATAAATCCTTCATCTATGAAACCACCTTCTATGGGTAATATAAAAATGCCCAAATTATAAAACAAAAGCTCTATCATATATTTGATGGAGCTTTTTTATTTTATAATATATAAAAAAAATATCTAAATACAATTGGAAAGAGATAAAGAAATACTTAAAATTTTAGAAAAGTTGGATAAATCTACAAATGAAGGTAATGAGATTTATCAACAACTTTTTGATTTTCATAAAATAAATGCGGAAACTTCTAAAAAAACTTATTCCGCTATCACTGGCCAATTAGATCTTATAGTTAAAGAAGTACAAACTGTTAATAAATCTAAGAGTCAAAGTTTATTATCATCCATATCAACCACATTAATGGATGTACCATCCCTATTATCTGATATTAAAAAATCTATAGATGTGCAAACATCCGTATTTGATTCTTTATTTGGTAAAATGTATAGTAAAATAGATGAATTATCTAAAAAAGATGTAACAGAACCAAAAAAGGATAAAAAAGAATTTAAAAAAGATAATAAAATTGTTAGTGAAAGTTTATTAACTACAATATCTAAATCATTAACAGACGTACCATCTTTATTATCAGCTATTAAAAAATCTATAGATGTGCAAACATCTGTATTAGGTTCTATTATAGGATCTATGTCTGGTCAAGGTGATAGTATTTCATCTCTAAAAGGTTTTGAAAAACAATCAAGTGATTCATCATTTGGTAAACTTGATAATATGTTTAAAAGTGCCAATAAAACTATAGATAGTCCATCAGAAGCAAAATCTAAAAATAAGAAAACGTCAACTATTGGTGGATTTAAACCAGAAGATATGAAAACAATAACTCATGGTTTAAAAAATATGGGTGAATTATTGAAAGGTTTTGTTGGTGCATTAAAAGATTATGCAAAAATACAAGATAGAGTTGATGTAGAAAGTTTAGTCAATAATGTTGTAACTATAGTTGATAAAATATCCGATGTTTTATTACATAAAAAAATACCAAAAAAAGATATAAATAAAACTTTAGTTTTAATAGCTAAAGGTTTAGTAAAATTCATAGAAGAAATTTCAGATATTAAAAAATCAAAAGTTAATAAATTTATAAAATTAACAGAAGCTATATCTGGAGGATTTGGAAAAATAGTAGATTTATTAGATAAAATAACACAAAATCCTGATAGATATGATACATCTATTGAAGTTTTTAAATCTATAGTTAAAGCTATTAAAAGTATGCAGATTAGTTTTATATTAGCAGCACTTATATTTCCATTTATACCATTTGCTATGGTATCATTTTGGTCAATGTTTAAAGTGGCTAATATGGTTGGTTGGTTTGGATTATTTGGTATTAGGAAAATATTAACTAATGGTTCAGAAACATTAGGTAATATTTCAGTGTCAATATTAAAAATGTCTTTAACTTTTTGGTTATTAGGCAGAATAATGAGAAAATATGATGTACCAGGCATATTAACTACTATAACATCATCATTTGAATTGTTTGAAAAAATATCAATGATGGATATAAATTATAAAGTTGCTAATAAAAATATAGAAACTTTTGGTGAATTTTTAAGTGCTTTAAATTCTAGTTTTGTAAATTTTAGTTCTATATCAGCAATATTAAAAAAATATAAACCAGCTGATATTAAATCTACTATTGGTAATATGGATTTAATATTA